ATTAGATAAAGGAGCTTTACGAGGAGTATAAGATCTCCACCACATAAAACGATCATATTTCTTTTTATAGTAATTAGTAGATAAATATTTCTCTAACCACTTAACTTCATGTAAAGGTTTATAGGGTAAAATCATATTTAAATATAAGAAAAAATACTCAGAAATACAACTATATTAATGCTCCTCTTTCTTTAGGACTAAACCATGCTACAAATACTCTTCTATATCCTTTTGTTACTTTTGTAACTCCATGCTTCATTTTTGAACCGTCATAATCTAAAACTTCTCCTTCTTCTACATCTAGTAAATCATTTTCAAATATAAATTCACCTCCTTCTTCAGCTTTATTTAGAACAAATATTATAGTTTTATTACTGTTTACGTCATAATGAGGTTTAGTAGAACTACCTTCAGTATATTCAAAAGTATGTATACTGTTTATATATTTTCCTTCTATTTTAGTAAACTGTTCTAACCAATTTACTAACTCCGGGTTATTTGGTACACCCAAAGGAACGCAATAAGATCCGTTAACTTTAAAATTATTTCCTACGGTTCCTGATCCAGTTTTTAATACACCGACTACTGCTCTTTTATAATATTCTAAATCAGAACCTTCTGGTTTTTTCGCACGATTGACTAACGAAGTTAATTTTGATAGTTGCTCTTTTGAAAGTTTAGTTCGTATTAACATTATAGGAAATCATATTTTTTAAACCCTACTTTATTACAAAGTATAGAAGAAGCTCTATTCCATGTATCTGAATATAAATACAGGATAGATTTATCAAAAGATTTAAACATATTTTCAATTCCAAATCTATAAAACTTATAGCCTGCCATTGGTTCTGGTTTGCTGTTTCTATGAAGAAATGCTCCTCCACCGTATTGCTCATTGGAATTTAGAGGTTTATAACCAGTAATCCAATCAGTAGTAATATTGTTATTATTTAACCATGACCAACCTACGACATTATTATTATATTTCCATAACATACAAATAGAGCCAAAATTTAATCTTTTTTTAACTATATCTAATGTAGGTATACCATCCCATACTAAATCTTCATGCAAAAAATCAATTACTTTAGATAACTCATTTATATTATCGTTAAAAGTATTATTATAAACAAATGAAAAAGAATATCTTTTATCAGGCTTAATCTTTGACATTTGATTCTCATATAATCTAAATTGAAATATTTCTGAAAGTTTAATCATAATATAGTTAGATTCTTTAATTTAAGGACACCTCTATTGTGTTTATAGAATTTGTTGCTTTTACCCCAATCCGAAAGATTAGTTTCTGTAGTAAAATATCTATAAGTATTATTTTTTGATATCATAAGCCTGGTGAGTAAAAGTTGAGAAATGGTAGCAGTTAAACCTAACTTACTAAATTCATTTTTATATTTATCTACCAAGCTGTAACTTTTTTTCCAGTATTTTATATATTCATTTTTTAATTCTTGATTATTAATTTTAAGAATACCTAAATTAGTAACTCCTACTTGTTCTTTATTCCAGAAAGTGTAATCAAATAATCCTTTAGATTCTAAAATATTTAAAGTTTCCAGGTATAGCCCCCATAAATTTTTTTCAAATCCATCAAAGTATAAATCTATATCGTCTGAAAATTCTATTTTGTTGGAAAAAATACAATCATTATCGCATAAAAAATAATCGTTATCTTTTCTATTTTCTAATACGTATATTTTAAAACTATCCCATAAAGTATAATCGTCAGATATAAAATGAACCTCATCAAGATCTAAACCTTCAGCAAATTCTTTGCTATCGGTATACAGAGCAGTTGAGTAACCTACTTTACGTGCGCCTTCAATAGCAAGTTTAATCCATTTTTTCTGATCACTATTTACTTTATAAATTTTATATAAAGGAGACTTATAAGTAAATACAGAAGTCAACTAATTAAATAGAGTTTAAAATTTTATAGGCCATTCTTACTACCTCTTCAGGGTACTGAACTAGTAGGGTAAAGGCTTGTTTTCGTACTTCTTCATCTCCTTTTATTTCGTTAAAAGGTCTTTTTGTAACTGTTATACCTCCGTCAGGAGATTCGTATATAAATTTTCCTTCAGAAGTAGCAGTTGTACTACTTAATTTTTTCTCTTCTTGCATCTCATGCCACTTCTTTACTGAATCGCTCATAAAAAACTTTTTTAAAATTATTATAACCTATTGATGCATTAGTTTTCCAATCCGCACTAGAGCCGTCGTCACTAATCCATTTATATGAATATAAGATTTTATTTGCAGCTATACAACTTTTTGCAATAGAATATAATTCCATTTCAACTATATCACAATTATCAATTGCATTTAAGTAAGAATGATGATAATCTTGGTCATGTTCATAAAACGTATCAGTACTTAAGCATTTTATATTACTATCGGATATCTTTATAGGTTCATAATTGTAAATACTACCAGCATAAAAATCATTATAGACTGTACCTACTTCAAGTACCTCACCTACTTTAAAATTTTTTAATGATCCTACTGATCCAAAATTTATTACTATATCAGGGTTATATTTTTCAATAAGTATTTGAGTATTGACTGCTGCATTAACTTTACCTATACCTATTATGTGGATTGGTATACCAAATAAATCATCATCATGATGTTCTAATTTAGTTGCTGAAACTAATAAGATATTACGCATTTATATTTATGGTTTTTTAATATCCCTATGTCGACTAAACAGATTGAATTCGTTATATTATACCCTGCATTTCTAGCAAGATCTTTAGCAGCATTTAAGGTTCCACCTGTTGCGAGTACATCGTCGACTAAAATAATGTCACCTTTGCCTTTATACATCTCTATTTTATCACTACCGTACTCTAAATTATAAGATTTCATAATAACTTGTTTTCTGTTAGGTAGTTTTCCTTTTTTACGAATTAAAGTAAGACCTTGATGAGTTAATAAAGATAAGGCAGATGCAAAAATAAATCCTCTAGATTCGATTCCTGCCCATGTAAAAGGTCTTTTAGTAGTAATACCTTTAGTTAGTATATTAGGAAAAACTTGAACTAATAGAGAGTATATACATTGTTCAAATAATTCAGGATTATTCAAAAGAGGAGTTATATCTTTATAATTTATTCCTTTTTTCGGATAATTTTTATAATTTTTTATAAAACTTTTTAAATAAGAAGGATCTGGTATACTATTCATCTTTGTTTTTATGTTTACTTTTTCTACTATATTTAGACTTATCTCCGTGATCTTTCTGAATCATTCTTCTCCTAGCAAGTTGAGCTAAATGACCAATAGTATATTTTTCACTTCCTATTTTCTTTTTTCTAGTCATATGGAATATATAAAAAATCTCTAAATCTTACATCAACTAGTACATAATTTATGCTCCTAAAGTACTCCATAATTTTTCTTCTATTATTATCGGATTCAGAATCTCTTCTTAAATCCATTTCTATAAAAATTACAGGTCTGGAAGATTCAATAGTTTTTTTAGCTCCTAATATAACTTTATTTTCGCTTCCTTCTACGTCTATTTTTAACAAATCTACATTAGAAAAATTAAAAGAATCTAAATCTCTAGACTTAACAGATATTTTATGTTTAAATTTACCAAGTTCATAAGATTTAAGAATTCTAGACGTCCCTGATTTTAATTCGTGTCTAAAATAAAGTGAACCTGGTTTATCATAAAGGGCTATATTATATAGATTAATATTAGAAAAATTTTTCATATTCCATGTAAGCATAGGAAATACTAAAGGATTAGCTTCAAAGCTCTCAACAGTTTCAAAATGTCTAATAAAACCTGCTGATAGAAATCCGTAGCTTGCTCCTGCGTCTATACAAGTTCTAAAATCATCCTTCGGGTAATATTTAAGAATATGATCTAATGTAAAACTTTGAAATGTACAATCTTCTCCAATATGATTTATTTCAGCATATTCTAAAAAAGCTTTATCTTTTTCATTTTCAATTAAATTCCATTTCATACTTTACAATCTTTTATTAATATACAAAAAGTAAACTAAGATAGCAACTTTTTATTAAACAATGTCCACTTTAATTTAGTTAGGATTTTTCTGAAATAGTAATATTCAGGGTTAAGGTATAAGTAAAAAGGTAAATAATATTCTCTAGATAGATTTTCAAGAACATCTTTTACAATAGGTTTATAAATAAAGTTGCTATGTCTTTTACTATTTCTTATTAATAAATCTTCGTCGGTTAATCCGTATTTTTTATATAAATTATTTATATACTCAATATTTTCTTCTTTTTTAGAATCTAAATTTATTACAGTAATTTCAGGATTATCTTTTTTATTGTATTTTGCTAGTAGATGATAGATATTAATAATATTACTTACAGATAAATGATCATCTAAAAATAATACGGAGCTATATCTTTTAATTACGAAATCAAAGTAACTATATAAAGCATTATAATACATGGATCTTTTAAAGAATTTGTGATTATAATTAAAATCTTTGTATGAATTAGTTACTTTTATTTTTTCAATTATATTATAATAAAATCTATTATAACTTTTAAATTTATCTGAAAGAAAATTATATGCAGCATTATTATTGCGTATATTAGATATTGATATTTGAGCTACTGCTGATAAGACTTTTTGGTAAGGGTCGCGAATCATATATACTATTTTCCTACCCGCAGTATTAGAACTTAATATATCATGAATATTCCACTCAACTTGATCATAGTCTTCCATTTCTCCTCTAATATTAAGATTTTCTATATCAGGATATTTAGAAATTCTAACTAAAGTACCATTCCTCCCTTCGTCTATTTTTTTCTCCAGTACATTTTTACCTAGTTTTAAATGAGATATAAAAGCTATATTAGCATCAAAATAAATTAATACTGTATTACTAAATCCTTTATATACTCCATTTTGTAGTGAGGAAGGACTATATTTATCTACTTGAAAATCTCTAAGATTTGATACTTGATGTCTAAACGTAGAAAGAAAACGTAACGATTTACTGCTGCTCATATATATAAATATCAAAAAAAGAGGGCTATTTGCCCTCTCTCTTTTCTAATTTTTTGAGCGCTTTCTTCCATTCTTTCTGCGCTTGTTCCGGGGTTAAGTCACCGGCTTCTAATTGAGCACGAATCTCGAAGTACTTTGCTTTTTTCAAATATTCGTACTGCTTGTTCTCATTTTTTGGATCAGTACTATTAAGTGGAGCAGCTACGGATGTAGCTAACCCGAATAGAACACCTGCAAGGACTAATCTCGTATTCCTTACTATATTCATACTTATAAATAGGCTATTTTCTTAAACTTCTCTTAATATTGCCTTAATGTTAATTTAAACTTACTTAAAAAAACAATAAAAAACCCCTCCTATTCCGGAAGGGTTCTTCAAATTCGCGCGTGGCAAGAGGAGGAAAACGCCCTACCCCTTTACTGCATCCATATTCGCTTTTTTATAAGGAGTAATTAACTTCTTGATCTCTCCTGCTGCCTTTCTAGCTCTTGCTTGAGAAGCTTTAGTAGTTCCGTCGTTTTCACTCTCTAAAATAGCAAACTGTTCTGCAATCTGCTGGAATAATTCTTGTTTACTCATTTGTATAAAATTTAAATTAACCTAACAACATATTAGGATCTACCTCGTTGTTATTCTTTTCATCTTCCACTATCGAAACAACTGCTTCAGTAGTAAGCATAGTTCCTGCTACTGATGCTGCGTTTTCAAGTGCAAGTCTTGTTACTTTAGTAGGATCAAATATTCCTTCTTTATGCATATTAAAGTAATCGTCTTCTCTTGGATTATAACCGAACCAGAAGTCTCCATTTTCTTTAATATAAGATTCAATATCTCCTATCTGGTCAAAGCTATAACCAGCATTTTCTAATATCTTATAGAAAGGTCTTTCACAAGCATTTATGACTATATCATACCCTGTTAAAATATCTCCTGTAATTTCAGGCTGATCAGGATTTTGTAAAGTTTCAGCTAACCATTGAGCAGCATGAAGTAAAGCAGTACCACCACCAGGAAGTATACCTTCTTCTAAAGCAGCTCTAGTAGCATGTAATGCATCTTCTACTCTATCCTTTCTTTCTTTCATTTCAAGTTCAGTAAAACCTCCTACATAAACTATAGATACTCCTCCAACAAATTTAGCTAATCTATTTTGTAGAGTTTCTTTTTCATAAGGAGAAGTAGAATTATCTATTTGAGTCTTTATTTCTTCTACTCTTTGCTCTATATCTTTTTCGTCTCCTTTAGCATCTATGATAGTAGTCTTATCTTTAGTTACTGTAACTTTATTAGCTTTACCTAACCAAGAAGCTTCAAATTTATCTAACCTCATTCCTTTTTCACCAGATACAACTTTACCTCCTGTTAGAGTAGCTATATCTTCTAAAGTAGCTTTCTTTCTATCTCCGAAATCAGGAGCTGTTACAGCAACACAAGGTAGAATACCTCTCATCTTGTTTACCACAAGGGTACTGAGTGCCTCTCCGTCTAAAGAATCAGCTACTACTAATAATGATTTATTTTGAGAAGAACACGCTTCTAACATAGGAAGTAGCTCTTTAACTGTGTTTAACCTTTTATCAGTAATAAGGATTAAAGGTTCGTTTAATATAGCAGTCATACTATTATTGTCGGTAACAAAGTATGGAGATTTAAAACCTCTATCAAATTGCATTCCCTCTACTGTCTCTAAATATGTCTCACCAGTTTTAGATTCTTCTATAGTAACTACTCCATCAGTACCTACCTTATCCATTGCAGTAGATATAAGTTCACCTACTACTTCATCATTATTAGCAGAAATAGTAGCGACTTGTTTAAGTTGCTCTTCTTTCTCTATTTCATAGGATTCGGTTTCTAAAAAACCTGAAATATCATCTACAGCTTGTTCTATACCTTTTCTAATATCAACTGCATTAGATCCATCTGATAATCTTTCTAGACCTTCTTTATAAATGCTTTGAGCTAATAAGGTAGAAGTTGTAGTACCATCACCTGCTTGTTCAGCAGTTTTTACAGAAGCTTGTTTAACTAACTGTGCTCCTATATTTTCTTGTCTATCTTCAAATTCAATAGACTTTGCTACAGTAACTCCATCTTTAGTAGAAGTAGGATTACCATTCTCCTGTTCTATAATTACATTACGTCCAGATGGACCTAAAGTAGCAGTAACTGCATCAGCTAATTTATTTACTCCAGAGGCAAGAGAACTTCTTGCTTCTTCTGAATATTGTATAGTTTTTTTCATATTAATCTTCTTCGAAACCTACTGGTGTTTCTTGTTCAACAACTGCTAGTACTTCTTTATCTTGGGCTATATAATATTCTTCACCTTCGAAGTCTATTCTTAATGTACCAATTTTAGGTACCATAACCACATCACCTACTTTACAGGATCTAACTAACATCATAGTCCCATTCTCAGACATACGTCCTGGTCCTACTGCTAATACTACTCCTAGTTCGGGTTTCTCTTTACCCATATCGGGTATGACTATATTACCGTAAGTTTGCTCCCCTTCATCAATAGGTTGCAATAAAATACGATCGTTAGTCGGTTTTAACTCTTTTGACATTTATATAACGTTTTTAATTAATATAAGGAAAAAAATGATAAGATCAAACTCGAGAGCAGAAAAATTTAGCTAATTTTCAAAGTTTTTAACTCTGATCCTTTAGC